AAAAACACCAAGAGCAGGTGAAGTATTTTGGAACCAAACAAGTTCCACACTAGAAGTTTACACAGCAAATGGTTGGAAATCTGCCACTGGTTTACAGGAAATAACGGTTACAGAAGAGTTTGCACAAGATTTAAACGTATTATACAATCTTATATTAAACTAGTATATTAACCGTGTACTATATTAAAAACCAAAATTCTATAAATACAATTAATGTTGTTATCCGACCAGATGCAACAGGACAAACCCTGGTTCAACCCGGGAAGAACTTGCGAATATTGTAAGGTGAAAAGGTAGGTTGGTGGGACAAGATCCCCGTGCTAAAAAGGAGTAAACAATGGCCGTTGGTCGAATTTCGGGTCAACTCTTAAAGTCAAACTTGTTGCGACAAGGTACAAACTTGGCTTTTGAGACTGACTTGTTATACATTGATGTAGTAAACAATAGGATCGGCGTAAAAACCAATACTCCGACAGTTCCATTAGATGTCGTTGGAACAGCACGTACAACAAACTTAGAAGCAACAGGTCAACTAGACATTGGTCAAATCACAATATCAGGTAACTCTATAACAACAACTGCTGGACAGTTGAACTTGTCTGCTCCTGATGGTATTTTATACAACAATAATCTACAGGTAGATGACCTTATAATTGCTGGTAATTCTATTACAGCAACAGACACAAATCAAAATTTTGAAATTCAAACACAGGGTACTGGTATTTTAGAAGTACACGGTAACACACGAGTAAACGGAAATATTCACGCAACAGGAAATATTAGAGCAGATGGTAATATACAAATAGGTGACAGTGATACAGATTCTATCACTATTAATGCTGATATTACATCGAACTTAACACCTGATGTATCTAACACATACAACATTGGTTCTGCTGTAAAACGTTGGAACAATGTTTATGCAAACAATTTAACTGTTGACAACTTAACACTTTCAGGAAACATTACAGTACAAGGACTAAACTTAACAGCACGTCCAGGTAAAATAATATACGTTGCAACAAACGGTGATGACAGTAATTCAGGTACGCACCAAAATGATCCTTATGCCTCAATCGAACAAGCATTGGCAGTAGCAATAGCAGGTGATCACATTTACATATATCCAGGAACATACACTGAAGCATTTCCAATGAATGTACCAACTGGAGTATCAATAAGAGGTGATGGACTGAGAGCAGTAAACATTCAACCTAGTGTTGCAACAAACAATAAAGATGCATTTATTTTAAATGGTGAAGTAACAATTGAAGACTTAACTGTTAAAAATTTCTATTATGATTCTGGTAACAACACTGGATACGCATTTAGATTTAATCCTACTGGAAATGATGACAGTACTGGATTTACAGTAACAAACAGATCACCGTATATTAGAAACATTTCTGTAATCACACAAGGAACAACATCTACAGCAACAGATCCAAGAGGTTTCGCGGCGGGCGATGCTGGTAGAGGTGGATTTTTTGATGGCGAATTAGCGGCTCCTGGTAGTCAAGAAGCAAGTGTACTATTTCAAAATGCAACATTTATCACTCCAGGTGTTGATGCAATTACACTTACAAATGGTGCAAGAGTTGAATGGTTAAACAGTTTCACGTACTTTGCAACAACATCTATTAATGCTTATGATGGAGTTAACGGATTAAGAGGTACAGGTACAACTCAATTAAGAGTTTCAGGTTTATCTGGTGGTGCTATCACGCAAGGTAATGTAATTTCATATTACGATATTGGCGGATCATTAGTTGCATCAGGAACTATTGCCGCAGTAGATAATGATAAAATTTTTATTAATGGAAAATCTGCAGGATTTATTTTACCAGCAGAACAAAATGGAAAAACAATTAACGCATTAGGTAATGCACAACTTAATACAGCAGAAAAGAAATTTGGTTCTGCAAGTTTACAATTAGCAGGTTCAGGTGATGCGGCAAAAATAAACACAAATGCAGACTTTGGATTTGGAACAGGAGACTTTACTATAGACTTCTGGGGTAATTTATCAGCACTACAATCAACAGTATTGTTCGATATGAGAACAAGTGCCGCACTACAAAACAGTTTATATGTTTATGTAACAAACAATGGTCCAAAAGTTTATGTAAACGGTTCTGAAGTTATTTCAGGCTCACAAGGATTTAATTTAAACACATGGACACACTTTGCTCTTGTAAGACAAAGTGGAACATTAACGATGTATGTTGCTGGACAAAACGTTGGTTCTGCAACAGTAAACCAAGACTTAGGTGGTGCTAAACCACTTGTAATTGGAAACAATTGGAATCAAACATTAGGTTTAACAGGTTACATAGATGAATTTAGAGTGTACAAAGGTTCAGCAGTTTACACAGGAAACTTTACACCACCAACAGTTGGTGCAGTTGGTAATGCAAACACAGTGTTAGTTGCAAACTTTGATGGCAACAATGGATCAACAATATTTTTAGATAAAAATTTAATTGCACAAGATATTAGATTTAGTAATGGTGCAACAGCAACAGCATTTACTTTAGTTGATTATGCAGACTTTGGTGCAGAAGTTAGATCAATAGCATCAGCATCAATTTACGGAACATTTGGAATGAAAGGTAACGGTCCAGGTGTTAGAATGTATCTTATCAGTCATAACTTTGCTTACATAGGCAATGACTACAATGTAGATAACGATGCAAACACAGTAATACAAGCAAACGAAGTTGTTGCAACAAATGGTGCAAAAATATTTTTTAGTTCAGTCGACCACAAAGGAGACTTTAGAGTTGGTGATCAATTTAGAGTTGATCAAAACACAGGACAAGTAGATTTTACAAGTGCAAACTTAAACATTGATGTTGATCAAGCACTTACATTTACAACAGGATCAGATGTAACAGTAATTTCAGGAAGTTCAATTGAAACTGGAAATGTAAAATTATCAGGAAATACTATTACAACCACATCTGGAGATTTAACTTTAGATTCATTTGGTAACAATACAGTATTCAACGACAACGTAGATGTAAATGGAAACCTTTCTGTTATAGGTGATATTACAATTGGTGGTAATGTTACTATTGGAGATGAATCAACAGATGAAATTACAATCTCTGCTGGTATAGATTCTAATTTAATTCCAAACATAGATACAACATATGATTTAGGTTCTTCAACTAAAAATTGGAACACATTGTTTGCTCAAGAGGCACAAATTGATAGTGTTAACATTGTTGGAAATGTAATTCAATCAAATAACACAAACGCAGATTTAGATATTAGAGCAAGTGGTACAGGTAACGTAACATTAGAAAACTTCGCTGTACAAAATGATACAATTACAAACACATCAGGAGATTTTATTGTTAATCCTGCAAGTAATATTTTCAAAGTTCAAGGTACAGGTTCAATAAGAATACCATCAGGTACAACAGCACAAAGACCTGGTTCAGCAGTTGCTGGTATGATGAGGTACAACACAGATGATACTGTGTTTGAAGGTTACAACGGCTCAAACTGGGTGGCATTAACTGGTGTATATGACCTAGATAGAGACACTTATATCACAGCAGAACAGACACCTGGTGCTGATGATGATACAATAAGATTTTACGCAGGTAATACACTGGTTGCAAACGTAAGTCCAACAAGATTTGACGTCACAACTTTAAGGGTAGATGATATTCAAATCAGTGGAAATACACTGACAACTGTTCAAACTGACCAAGATTTGATCCTAAATGCCAACGGAAATGGTACTATTAGGATTGAAGACTTCAGATTCTCTGGAAATACGATAACTAATGTTATATCTTCTCCATTAGTGTTTAAAACTACTGGAAGTGGGTATATTGATGTATCAAACTCTGGTGGATTTGTACTTCCAGTTGGTACAGGTGCTGATAGACCGACTACACCATTGTTGGGTATGATTAGATACAATACCAACGATGAAAGGGTTGAACTTTATGACGGTAGCCAATGGGGTTCAATTGCAGGTTCATCAGGTGCTGTAAGTATTATTGATGCAACAGAAATAGCCGTACAAATTGCGGTAACGTTAGGATAAAAAAGAATGGCAACAAATTTTAGAAATAATGTAACAAAAAACATTGGAACTGTTCCTGTGTCAGTATACACAGCACCAATTTCGATTTATTCAACAGTCGTTGGATTAGTTCTAGCAAATTTAACTGAATCAGTTGTGAAAGCAAGTGTAACATTAACAGCAACACCAGATTCAGTGACAGGTTTTATTGTAAAAGATGTTTTGATTGCACCAAACTCTAGTTTACGTGTTTTAAACTCAGGAGAAAAATTAATTGTAGCAAGTCAAAACAGTTTAAACGTACAGTCAAATATTAACGACTCACTTGATTGTGTGTTAAGTTATGTGGAGATAAGTTAAGATGTCGAATACAGTTGGACAAGATACAAATGTATATTTAGAAAACGGTGTAAAGGATCGTTACTTCTATGGTTTACGAAGAACCGACGAAGGAGAATTATACATTGGTAAGGTTGACCAATTGTCAGCAAATGATCCGATAACAATTAACTTACCTGGAAACATTGACGACAACTATAAAGATTTTGATCAAGGTTATGATTTTTATGAAGGAAGAGATTTAAATCATAGCAAACCATTTGTAAATTTAAAGTACGAACAATTTAGATGGGATGATGTAAATTTAAATTATTACATCAATGATGAAGGAGAATTTGTTGTTAGATTGAACAGTAATCGTGGAGATGGTACTATCACATATCCACAAACAGATGAAACAGTTGTTACAGAAACAACTCCGTTTACATTTGATAAGACAACATATAATATGGATAGTAATGAAATAACATTCGATAGAAGTTAAAAACGTGGGAGGAAACGAATGACAAGACAACTAATTAACACCGGTATTTTGCCTAACGATGGTCAAGGTGACTCGTTACGTGATGCTGGTACAAAACTGAATTCCAATTTCAGTGAATTATACACTGCACTTGGAAACGGTACAGCACTGACAATTGTCAGTAATAATTTATTAAACGCAACAGGTTCTAACAAAGTAAGTTTTTTATACACTAATCTTTCAGATCTGCCAAGTGCAAGTACGTATCACGGAATGTTCGC